TCAGGGATATTTTTAAACAACTTGACTGATAAAAGCCCGTTTTCTACTTTGGCTGACTCTACTTCGTAAAATTCAGCAAGGGCAAAAGTGAGCTTAAAATCGCGTCCAGCGATACCGTTGTGAACGAGCTCGCCTTTTTGTTCTTTGTCTTTCTTTTTACCTTCAATTTTCAACGCCTGTTCTTCTACTGTGATCGATAGTTCTTTCTTATCAAAACCAGCAACAGCAACATTGATGACTGTGGTATCGTCTTTGTGGTCAATAATGTCATAGGGCGGATAACTTGCCTTGACATTTGACAACTCTTTAAGCTGCTCTAGCAGCGGGGACCAGCCAATAGACCAACGGTCTAGACTTGGAAATAGGTCATTAATAGTAATAACCTTTGGGGCAGGTGGTTTCTGCCATTTCTTATCCCATGGTTCATGGGGATTTGGCATTGGAACTGCCTTGCCATATGGGGCGTAGGGATTTCCGTGTTTATCCCACGGGTCGTTATAGTCATTTAGACTTGTTTTCATGTTGTCTCCTTAGACGACAACTGTGCATCAGACTGCAATTTTTTGCATTGGAATTTTGCATTACAACGCAATGATTACTGCCCGTAGCACAGTATTTATTTACGGTACCCAATTGGCGTACCTGTATAGATTTTAACAGAATTTATACTTATTGTTTAGGTAAAGCGGCCTTGCTATAAACTTTATGGCGCGAAATACTCATTTTATACTGGCTTTTTAAAAGATTTCTAGGGCGACGCAAATGTAGATGCTGACTTTTCCGCATATGAAACGGTAAAAAATTGGGCAACTACTTACTCCTTTTTAAGGAAGAAGGGTGCTAGTCACCTCACCTAGCACCCTTCGCTACCTTGTCGGGTGTTTCCCTCCCACTGCACGTGGTTGGCCTAGTAAATCTACGGCTAGTATGACACAAAATAAAAACCCCGCCACCCTAAACAAGTGACGGGGCTGTATTACTTTTTATAAAGTTTGGACTACCCGAACAAACCTAATTTGCCCGTTCTTATAGTCCGTTAATGGTTGAATTATCGTAGAGTCGACTCCACGATGTGCATTTATGATTTTTCCATTTCCAATGTAAATGGCGGCGTGATAGAAGCTAGTGCTGCCGTTAAAAGCAAACACTACAATGTCCCCAAGCTTTGGCTTTGAGACGCGGGTTCCGATATGCCCTTGGGCATTTGCCGAGTGTGGTAGTTCCATACCGAATTGCTCATAAGTCCAACGGACCATTCCTGAGCAGTCCCATCCACGGGGACTTGAGCCTGAAAATACATAGGATGTACGTCCTACGCGAGTTTTCAGATATTTTATTACATGAGTCATTTTGGCCGAGTTACGTTTAATTTTTTCATTTTTAATTAAAACGGCTGTTAATGATTGTTCTTTTACTACATGTTGCTTGGGTGTTGCTTGGGTGTTCTCACTTTGGGCTACTGCTGTAGAAGCAGCGCAACCAGCGAGTGTGAGAAGCGCGCTGGCTATTATTACGTACTTTTTCATTTAGCGACCTTACCTTTCATTGCTTTAGTACTGGGGTCGTTTATTGTCGAAGTGACACTATATTTAGTTATGGGTAAAACCATAGCATAGAAATACAGAGGCAAACAACGTTTAGCCAAAAAAACACACCGGCATAGTAGACAATGGAATTGACCCTATTTGTCAAATTAATCGCGCAGTTACCTGCTTAACATCCGCGTCCTTACACCTAAACTCCCTTATAAATCACTAGTTTAGAAAATTATTATGAAACTTTTTGGCAATGTTATGCTGCGCGTGCTCGCAACTTTTGTCGCCTCAGCACTGGGCGTAATTGGTGCCGGTACAGTCGCAGGCTCGATGAGCGGTATTGAAATCCCTATTTGGTTTAGTGCTGTTATGGGCGGTGTAATGGCTGTAGCTAAGGTAGTTGAACTATTGGCTCTTGCTTTCCTAGAAGACGGAAAACTTAGCCTTAATGAAATCAATGCTGCTTTCCAGCAAACCGTATCTTTAAAGAATGTCCAAAATGAAAAGGAAAAATCCAATGAAAAGTCTGCGTAAGTTTTCTACCCTATTTGTAGCCGGAACGGCATTATTTCTAGTGTTTGGCTTGTCTAGCCCAGCAATGGCAGACAGCACAACTGACTATAACCAAAAAGTTGCTGAAGCACAGGCAAAAATTCAAGACCTTCAAGCTCAGTTAGACAATGCACAGGCTAACTTAGATAGTTGGACTAACTCGTCTAACACCCAGGCTGACCAACTTAACTTTGCTCAGACTGCTGCTACTGAAGCAAAAGATGCTTTAGAGGCCGCTGTTGCTAATTACAACAGCAAAAAGGCTGACTATGATGTGGCTTTTGCTGATGTTAAGGCTGCTGAAGCAGTAGTCGCTCAGGCAGTAGCCGAAGTAAATGCTGCTGCTGATGTTGTGGATTCTACTTATGATTCCTACGCAGTAGCCCAGCAGAACGCTGATAACGCTCAGGCTGCTATGAATCAGGCACAGAATGACTACGACACTAAGTTAATCAATGTTGGTGGCACTGGTAATACCCCTGGTTTAAAGGTAGATGTTTACACAGGCGTTAGTCGTTATGGAAATCCTCCTTCAAGGTCTGACGTTACTTACACTAAATGTAAGACAATTACTGTAAACAACATTGACGCTAACTGGGGCGGTGGCGACATTGCTGGTTGTGGTTCTGACTACATCATGCTTCACTACCGTGGCTACATTACTTACCCAACTACATCTAAAGTTTACTTCCAGGCTCCTGCCGATGATGGTTTCTACATGTCTATCAACGGAACTCAGGTAATCAACGACTGGTCGCTAAAGGGTTGTGGAGCAAACTCCACAGGAATGTTCTCATTCACAGGTGGAAAGTCTTACGCTGTTGACGCTTGGTTCTATGAATGGACTGGTGGTGCTTGTTCTACTTTGAACTACAAACCTCTTAATGGAGGTTCCTACGCAGTAGCCCCAGCATCATTCTTTACACAAGAAGCAGTAGCCACACTGGTTAAAGACCCAGCCCTTCTCGCCGTATTAAACAACAAGACTGCTCTTTATGTTCAGGCAGTAGCCGCTGAAGAGCAGGCAAATGTGGTTTATGAAGCCGCTTGTAATGACTATGACGGCAAGCAAATTACATACGGTTATGCTGGAAGTGAGTTAGTAAGTAAGCGTAATATTTTAATTCCTATTGAAGACATTATGAATGGTGCTGAATTTAACTGGCAAAACAGAAGTGATGATAAAGTAGTAGCCGATGCAAACTTGCGTGACTTAAGGGCTGAATACAGTAGCACTTTTGAGGCTATTGAGTCCGCTGTTCAACAGGTAGATGACCTAGAAGCCAAAGTTGCTCAAGCAAAAGTTGACCTAGCAAACATTCCAAAGCCATCTGCTTCTGATAAACGTAAACCAAAGAAAAGTACTACAAAGTATTTTGCTGATGGCGCATATCTTCCTAGACAAGCGTTCTTAATAAATTTAAAATAATACCCCCAAAGGAATTTAACAACAATAATCCAGTTGCAGATATTCCATTGTTGGGGGCAGCATTTCAAGGATTAGCTGATGCGTTTAACGCTTTAGGCAACATTGGTGCAGATTTATCACCTGCTGTGCGAGAAAAAGCACAAAAGGTAGTTATTTCTGCCATCATTGTTACACAGGTTGCAACACAGGCTGCGGCTATGGCTGCCAGTAGTGCAGCAAGTGCAGCATCAAGTTCATCAGGTTCTAGCCGAAGGAAAGAAAAGTGAAGTTCCTAAACGATTTAATCGGACAAATCTGGACACTACTAGGTATGTTTGTAGCATGGATTGTGCTGGAAGGCTCTGCTAAGGCAGTAGTCGGATGGTGCATTATTGGCTCATTAATTATCTGGATTATTTCGTATCCGCTGCGTAATCGCGACGAATAAGCCATAATAAAAGTGTCCCCCCACCCACCTAGACAAAGGATACCATTATGTCGGATGAACTAAACCTAGACGCTGTAGAAGTAACTGATGCTGAACTTGAGGCTGAACTGGATGTTGTAGAAGTTGAGGAAGTTGATGACTTCGTAGATTTCGATGACGTTGAAGAAGCTGAAGAAGACGCAGCTGACGCTGAATAATTTACCTAAAACCCGGGTATTTGTTATATAGCAGGTACCTGGGTTTTTCTTTATCCCCTGTAAAATGCCGGTAAATACGGCACAATAAGTATGTATTGAAAGGAATATTATGTCAAATTATCGTTTACCGTTCCCTAAAGTGGCAGACCCGTTTGGGTCACACTCAGCACAGCGTAAATCAATGGGCCTAGGTCCTCACCGTGGTGTAGGTTACAACGGCTTCAAAGCTGGAACTCCGCTTCCTGCTGTTGGAGATGGCGAAATTACCTTGAACAAGTGGACTGATGTCCTTGGATGGGTTATTGAGCTAAAGGTTGGAAAGCACTTTTTCCTATACTGCCACATGAACAAGCAGTCTCCTCTGAAGGTAGGCACCAAGGTTAAGTCTGGTGACTCTGTAGGTGGAGCTGGAACATCCGGAAGCGCAAGCAGTGGTGTTCATTTGCACTTCACTCTTTCTACCGTATCTGGTGGAGGAATTACTGGCAAGGTCTATGATGCTCACGCATTCTTGGTAAAGAAGATTGCTGAAGAGAAGGCCGCAGCTAAAAAAGCACCAAAGGCAACCGCCGTTAAAAAAGAACAAGTCGTCGCACAAACTCCTGTACAAGCCGTTGCACCTAAACTTTGCAAGACTTGCAAGCAGGAGATTAAATAATGAAACAACTTGGTAACTTACTAAAAAGAACCGTCGGTGTAATCATGTTCGCCGCTATTCCTGGTATGGCTACTGGTGCCGCAGCAGGTATTGGCCCACTGCTTGGTGCGCTAACCGGTGTTTTGACAGTATTCTCGTCAATCGTCATTTACTTTGGTGTCCAACTAGCTTGGGATGCTAGCATTACCGACGAAGACATTGAGAAAGGCTTCCGTGCAGCTGTTGCAAAGCAGTCACAGGATGACCCAAATGTTAAAAAAGCACTTGAAGACTCAGCAGCTGATGCTCCTGACATGAGTGATTTTGGAGATGTCGATGAGCTACATGCTCTTGACGATGACGAAGAAGAAGAAGAAAAGCCCCTGGCTTAGTTCTTAATAAAAACCCCCCTGCTGTTTAGCAGGGGGGTTTTTTATTACTTCTTGCGAACTAGTTTGCGCTTGATTGCATCAAAAATCTTTGGGCGCTTTTTGACCGCTTTTCCGTTAGGTCGTTCGCTTGCGTTCTTTTTTACTGGTGCTGCTTGTGGCTTTCCTTTTGCCATTATTTCTCCTTATATTTCAAATCCAGAGTTAGTTGCTCTCCAGATACTTGGTGAATGATTTTTTTCTACTTCAGCTTTATCTAGTTGACTTTCATAAAGCCTAAGTATGTTAATGCACGGGTCTTCTCCCGCTTCATACGCGTTTTCTTCTTCAATTGTCATAGGCATACCGTCATGTGTTTCACAAACAGTTGGCCCGCACCACCCTTGAGTTAGGCCATACTGTAGCCACTCTTCAAAGTTCATCCTCTACTACTTCCCCACCCGCCGCCTTTAAACTGAACGGCAAGGTTTCCAAAAACTCTAACCATTAGTTTGTTACAAGCAAGGCATTTAGGTGTTTTTTGTTCTTTATTTATATCTTGTGTAACTGTAACATCGGTTTCACACTTAAGGCACTTGTATTGATAGTTAGGCATATTACACCGACATATCTAATAGAAAACCACGAAG